TGCGCCCCTATTTTTATCCCAAACACAATCAATACCATCTAATTCTCGGGTGGTTTGTGCCGGAGCACCCTTTTTCTTTTGGCCTAGTATAGAAAATTCTCCATCTTTATTACCGAACTGTCCGTGAAAGTCCATGTTTCCGGTAGCCCTTTTAATTAAATCAGCCGTAGTATTATTTATACCAACATTTGCTTGTGATAACATTTGCCCGCTAATTGTAGTGGTTCCAGAATCAACGCCCGCACCAGGCTGATTTCTAACCCCCTCGGGATTATTTGCTACTTGTTTGTTGGCTATATCTTCAGATTGGTAGGTGTTTGTATAAGGCGTTCCTATCGGGCCGACTTGTGGTGGTACACTTGGTTTATACCCGCTATCGCCTCCGCTGCCGCTGCCCCCACCGGTTCGAGGTGGTGGTGCTGGTTTTGATGGTATTGTTCCAGGAGTTCTTCCTTTGTTTATTTCCGGTAATATATATGATGTAAGACCCCCTAATCCTTTGGACTCGTCTTTTTCTAATACCAATTGAACTGAATCGTGTTTTCTTTCGTTTGCATCCCATTTTACCTGTTTTATCGAAAATGCAGTTGGGCTACTAATACCCAGTGAGGCATCGGTGTAAGTGACCTTTGTTGATGGGTAAAAATTCAAATCGTCAACGACAATTATTCTTGGGGCGTGATACCAAGGTGCATCTTGACCCACTGGGATATTTGGTTGTGTTCTTGCTCCCATAGGGAAACATGAGCCCCCATCAACAGTACCGATTAGAGGCGCACCAGGAATTTGTACGGCATTACCCCACTTTGGCGAGCCTATGTTATTACCCATTCTATGCCTTAGACATGCCCTTAGATATTCACAATCAATAGAAACTACGATTCTTTCACTGCCGGTTGCATCAGACCAATATCCTGCCGGTATTTCAATCTCATGAAAACCACTATGCTTAAACTTTAGGTGTTTAACATCTGGGGTAGCCTCAGTTATTGTTAGTGGTGAAAAACCGTGATTAGTACCTACAGTTGTTGCCCCAGCCGTAAAGGTAGGGTCAACATCAGCCAAAGTAAGATAAAACTCCATGTCCTCTATATCTTTACCATCGGAAACTTCGTAGTAATCAGCCAATTGAATACTAACCCTAAGCTCGTGGCCGTGTGCATCACTAACTTTAGGCATTCCCTTTGGTATATGGACTATCTCTACCGCATTTGTGACTGATTTATCACCAACCCAACCATAGTTTTGTTCAGGAGCAACATCACCGGTAGGGAATATGCAAGCACCGCCATAGTTTGTTTGTGCGTCGGAAGAATAATTTGTTACTTCTTTTCCGTATGACCTTGTATTATATGCGTTAGCAGTACCATAACCATTCCAAGTAAGGTTTCCATCTAATCTGTTTTGTATTCCACTATAATGAGCACCATTATACCATGAAGTCCATGTTTGCGCTCCTTGTAAAACGGGTGAAGATGTTCTAAATGCGGGGTCTGCTATATACCCAAAGCGAGCATTGTAAAGCATTTTATCTGTTTCGGTTGCTTGGGTTATAAATTCTGCATCTATAACCACATTAGATTGTTTTGATTGTTCATAAGTTTTTTTTGCTAATTGTAGTGCTTCTTTATCAGACCTAACGGTAGGAACATCAACAAACTTCCATTTTGATTCGGTTCCAGATACACCGGCTGGGTAGTCCATAAAAGACGCACCATTATTATAGAAAACTCTAACATTAGATACGGCCACAGTAGGAGTACCATTGATATTAGATACACTAAGATTGTTTCTAGTAAATACAAATCCGGCAGAATATGCTGGCCTTATGTCTAATTTACCATCTTTACCGGTAGTATAAGTAAAAACAATTGATGAACCATTTTCACCAACCCGAGTCTTTTCTGTTATTTCCACAATTCCTTGTAGTAGGGATTTGCCCCGCATATCAACAACGCCACCGAAGTTATCATAATCCAATACACCACCGGAACTTGCGCTATATATCCGAGATGCCACATTCACGGCACCTTGGGTAGTCGTCATTCTTTTTGTTATCGGGATATTGACTTTACTAAATGTTATCGGCATTCTAAATAGAGATAATGGGTGTACTGTGTTAGCAAGTGTCATCATGCTTCTAAGTGCATCGTGGATATACCAGTTGCCGTTATCTTTTGACTCTACATAACCATTTAACTTCATCATAAATCGTAGTGCAAATGGCGCACTAAGGGAAGAATATGCAACAATTTTATCATAACCACGAGTGATATTATTTATACTGTCGTTGTAAATTAGTTCTTGGTTTACTCCAGCAGCGGAAAAACCAGAACCGGAATTAGCAAGATTTAACATTTGTCTAAACATAGTCGTTTCAATTTGGTCTTGGGTGAATGTTGTTTCGTCAAAATCAAAACTCGTGACTTGGGATAGAGTGTTAGTACTGGTATTATTACCAAACCATAAAAAGAATAATAAGTTTCTTTCCCTTGTACCGCCTTGTGTGGATTCTCTTTCTAACTCTATCATACCCAAGCCCTGTGCTGGAAACTCGCTTGTGTCATCTAATTTTAATGTGGTTGAGCCGGCACTTGTATTTGCAGTTCCTACATTTGCTGCTAAATTAGAACCGGCACTAAAGAATCTATACCAGTTGGGGTGATTAGATATATCTGTTCGTGCTAATCCTAAGTTCTTTGGTGATGCTATAACTTCTTGCCAATAATCATCAATTAGTGCTGGGTGTCCTTCGGTATCAATAACTAAGTCGCCTAGAGTTTTTCTTCTTCCGGCTATTTGATTGCATTTACCACCGTTTGCCTCCGTATTTAAGTTAAAGAATTTAGAAAAATCAAACACTAAAAATGCCCCAGCCTTCCTTTCCCAATTGTGAAATGTCGGTTCAAAGTGGCTATTAGAGCCCAAAGTACTCCAAGCGTTTTCGGTATATGGTTCTTGTTTTGCGCTTAATTCCCAAATATCACAATCATAACCTACCTTTAAATCAACAAAATCCACAGCATTACCCTCTATATCCACTTGGTCGGTATATTGTAGTGATACGCTATAATTATCCGGTGTGGGATAAAGTAAGCCAAACTTTTCATCACGAGTAAGACCGTCTGCATCAGCCGTACCATCATTTCTTGCATCAACCCACAATACCCAGATATGTTTGTAATCATTTCTAATTGTTCTAATGTTAATTGTTGGAGCTGTACCACCCATAGTAAAATTAGTTTGGTAATTATGAGTGATAAATTTACAATTGTTCAATTGTGCTTTAGAGGAGTTATTTGTCACTGAACCAAAACAAAAGGAATCAACTTCGCCATTAGGGTGTACTAATTCGGCTACGCCACCTCCGCTAACCATAGCAGCGGAAATATCTGCATAATCTATGGTTGTTAATACCCCAGTTGTATGAAAACCGGAACCTGCGTATGTGTTGACCGGTAAAGGTGTTTGTAGTGTTCCCGTATGGGCTGGTGTTTCTTCAATCCTACCAAACATCTTTTGAAACCAAAGAGATTTAGGCAAGTCGCGCATCCAGACGGCTTGTGCTGCACGATTTTTTACGCTTGGTGTAGTCCAAGGTGCTACATTATTAAAAGTCGTTAGTGTGGATTTGCTTGAATCAGCTGTATGTAGGTCAACATACCCATTACTCCAATACACTTTAGACTGATTGCTTGTCGAAGTACAACCTGTCGGTGTTTGATTTCCTACAACAGAAGTTGAAAGACCGGCAAAGGAGTTCCAATCCGCATCAATCCAAATGTAAAAATTGCTTGAATCAGCACCAGTACCATATCCTGCATTTAGTATTTTAAAGGGCATATTATCATTTTGGCTAAGTGCTGCATCTGTTCTTTTTACTACTACATGTGTGGCTTGTGTATATGATGGTAATTCTGTGTATGAACCCGCAGTTAATCGAAGACAAACTTTGTGTGAACTTCCATCAATCCAACGAATGTAAGCATCTGATGTAGCATTATGGGTTGGTGGTGTTTTAGTAATACAAAAGTTATTTGCTGCTACATCGGCTGCATTCTGCCCGCTATGTTGTGTGACTGCTTGGTTGGTACAATCGCTAACCGCACTTCCAAAAATGTTTATTGTATCACCGGTCTGCAAACCTTCCGGTGCTTGCCCCCCAGTCAAATCCCATATTGCAGTTCCATCGTTAGCATCAATAGCAACGGCAGTAATTGTTGATGAAAGAACCACACCGGAACCTGGATTATGCTTAAGCGGGTGAATCACCTTTGCCTTTTTACCAAGCCACTGGTATTCGGGGTAATTTGGCCCGATTGTCTCCTCGTTATTATACATCTGGATAGGGTGTGCAGAATTTAAACATGTTCTTTGGTCTTGTGTAGGCATAAAACTTAGTGAAGCGTTAGAGTTAGAATCCCCACCTATATTATCATCACGGACTAACAATTTTGCCGTTCCAAAATAAAGTGCGTCTTGCAACGATTCTGCGCTACCCCGTAGCCCCACTGCTACATCTAAATCATTTGATAGTGTTGTTTGCCCTAAATCAAAAACAGGTAGCGTTTTATCCAACAATTTAGCGGGGTCGGTAATAGCAAGTTCTATTTGCTTTGTTTGTTGTTTCATTTGTTGCTTGATTCTAATAGTATTCAATATACCGTTTAGTATAGGTCTATCTTGTCCGTTTCTAAACAACAAAAAATGATAATCCGAGTTTGCCGTACCAGTAATTAGGGGATAAAGGTTCAATACATCAGAATCATCGTAAATATCAACACGCATTGTTGATAATGAATTACTTGTCATAATCGTTGATAGTTTGTTTAATAACGGTGTTTCTCCGGTTAGTGGGTGTGTAATATATTTACCAAAGGCAACTCTATCAATCATAACTATGTGATTCCAATAACAACCTTCAGTACCAACCATGCTTTCGCTACTTAGCCCTGCATGAGAAACCCTGTTTTGCTTTAATTCCCAACCGTAAAAATCGGTTGCTGCCCATGAACCCCCACCTGGTTTAGATTGAAAAGATGTTAAAGCACCATAAGCAACACCATTTACATAGACTTGATATTTTTGTGTAGTAAAATTACACTTCACATCAATATCATACCAAAGATTGTTCATTTTATCTTCTTTCGTAGTACCGCTTAGTGTTCCTATTTTATTGACACAAAAATGATATTCTGAGCCTTTAGGCACTACTCCGGCATTATCAGACAATCCTGTTGCTTTATGGCTATAATGGGCGTAGGTATCACCCAATCCCATAGCATGTCTATCTATTACAACGGTGATAGCGGGATTTGTAGCGGTTATACCGGCTGATGAATACGAGGCATCTGAATACAAAAAACCTAAATTTAATTTTAGTTTTGGGGCATAGTTTTGATTTAGTGAAGCACCGGTTATTGATGCACCGCTACCAAATCTGCCACCAAATAGAGATTGCTCACACATTCTAATATGAAAAACATCTTCATCACCGGTTGCATTTAGTGTTCCATCGTATGCTATAATTGGTATTTCACCGGCTGCAAAATTAGACCTATTTCTTGCGTAGTTTTTAATATCGAATACCATAAATGGCTTACCGCCCAACGATGTTATTTCCTGACCTATTGCATCTCTTTTATCAACCGCCCCCGAATCTTGGTGCATGGCTTGCCATTGAAACATTCCTGTAAGATAGGAATTTCTTTCATCACGCCCCGAAGTTCCTATTGTATAACTAAGATGGCTACCCGCCTCGCTATGTTTTATTGTATTACCAAGATAACCGGTTTCGGTGGCTGATACATCTTTGGTACTCCTTCTTATATAAGAACCATCATCGTCTGAAGGAATCCAATACTTACCATTGGTACTTCGTGCGTTGTTTATCCACATAAAACCAACACCATTTGTTATTGTGGTAGCATTTTCTAAATCGCCATCGTTATAGGTGCTTGAGTTTAACCTACCTAAGTTTATTCTATTTTGGTGAAAAAATGTTTGTGGTGCTCGTGGTATAGCCTTTCCTTCGTAAAAACACCCTTTTAATAATCGGTTTGTATCTTTTGTAATGTAATCATGTATTCCTTGATTGTGTAAAATAGAGAATTGGTTGTTTAGCGAGAAATCACCCATCCATGACCTTACCGGAAATGCTTCGCTTAAACTACCACTACCAGAAGCAAATGATAGTGCTTCTTGTCTTTCTATTGTGCAAAACCTATATAGGGGATTTAAAGGTGCCTCGCCATTACAAGGATTGCCAGCATGTGTGTTTGCATGGTTGTGTATTGTTTCAAACAAATTAGAATCATCAGCGATACATTGTGTACCTATCCAATCATCATAATATCCTACTAACCATGCCGAATACTTACTATTTTCTATACTTCTTGTCATTTACTCACCTAACTTGCGCTCAAAGGAACACCCTGACTAATTAATTGGTCGGTTATCCTATTACTAATCTCATTTACTGCCTCATCAAATGTCAATCCGTAAAAGTTATTTGTCATTAATAACTCCACATTCTGATATAGATTCTCCACACCCTTATTAACTACTTGCTTCATCATTTCACCGGACATGTATTGGGATTTACCACCAAAGAATAATTCTTCACGAGCGTTAGCAAAGGCTCGCATCTTTTCTTCAGCCTCGCTAAATGATTCTCCCATTTCAACTGTATCATCAACAATTACTTCTGCAGCATATCCGAAGTTGTCAGCCAAATATGAACCACTTTCTGCGAGTGCAGACAAAAAGGCAAGACCTTCTTCGTTTATTTCGTTATACCGAATAGTACCATCGGCAAGACCAGCAATAGTTTCATCTAAGTCTTTGTAGGCATACACCATCGTTTCAATTTCTATATATTCTGTGCCTGTTGCAGTATCAATTGGTACATAATCAACACCAGGAACGAGTGTCTTTGAAAAAATTTCAGGCGCACCTTCGCCAGAAAATAAACCTTTTTCTAAATCACGCAGTACTTTTTTCCTCGCAAATGTGCTATTAACATCAATTCCTTGATATGATAAAGATATTTCTAATGCTAATGCTTGGTCTAAACCTTGAATCATTTTTTCTATTTCGCCCTTTTCGTCTAACAATGTTGGGATTCCTGGGTGGTCTGTTCCTAATTCTCTTACCTTTGTGTCTATATTATCTATTTCAGATTCGGCTTCTGCTATTGCGTCGTTTAATTGTCTTACACCCATTGTAGTAAGGTCTAATGATTCCCCTAATGTATCAACAAGTGTTGTCGGCACCTCGAATTGTGTTGCTTCTTCATGAGTCATATCGCTTAGTAATTTTTGAGTTAATTGTAGGCTATCGTTGAGTTCATCAACCTCATCGCCAGCATCTTTACCCATACCGGTAATTATGTCAAACAAATATACAAGACCACCAAGAAGGACACCACCGACTAATCCTTTAACAGCCATACCAAGCATATTGACTTTTGTTGCTGCCCCTTGTGCTGCTAATCCAGCACCGGTCATACCAACTGTCATTTGAGCCATTTGAGCCATAGCGGGAATCATACTCAAACTCATTAGTATCATAGATACCCTCATGCTTCTTTCTTCGTCTAACCCAAGAACACCGGAAAGAACTTGCATAGACATAGAAGCCATACCCGCTGCCATAGAAAACTTTGTTAGTGCTTGGGATTGTGCGCTTAAAAGAGGTAGTGTCCTAAGACCTTCAGCGTTTAATTGCCTTCGGGTAATTATTCTTTGAATTTCGGCCAAGTTTTGTGCTTTTTCTGCTTCGGTAAGAGCTGCCTTTTGTCCTATTAATATGGGTAAAGTCGCTATTTCTTCTTGGGTTAAGAAACCGAGTTGTTCTTTCAAAATACCTTGTGCTCGCATAGTCATTACTAATTCTTCATCTATTGCTGCAATTCGGGATTTTCTTGCTGCTTCGGTTTCAGTTAATTGTACTAACATATAATTAATATCTAATAGTGCTTCATTTCTGGATAACATTGTGGCTGCTGCTCTATTCCTGTCTTGTTCTTGTGCAATCAAAACATCATTATGTGCATCATGGAGTTCCATTAATTTTATTATTCCTTCCCTTCTTGTCATGTTTTCTGCTAAACGACGGTTGATTTCTGCTTCAACTTCAGCATGGTTTGCTGCCACCACGCCGAGCTTTCGAGCCATCTCCAATTCTATTTTAGCAATCGTCAACTTCTGGTCTTCAATATCTAATTCTGCCACTTTTATAGCATGTTCGTGTGTCGCTTGCTGAATTGCGATTTTACCTTCTTGAATCCTTCTTCCCGTATGAATTAAAGATATTTCTAATTGTGCATTGACTGCAATCATATCCGCTATTTGTTGTTGACTCAAAGTGGCTTGCGCCATTCCTTGTACCTTTGTTCTTTGTAGGGCATTGTTGTAGGCGTTTGCTTCAATTGATTCTAACTCAAGTGCTAACATACTCATTTTGGTTCGAGTTTGCATTTCTGTTTGGTGTAAAGTATTTCTTTCAGCAATTAAAACTCCTAATCTTTCGGTTTCAAAATTTAATTGTTGTTCGAGTCTAACTCGCAATTGTGCATTGTGTCCGTATATATTATCAAACTCAGCAATCTTTAGTTTTGCGAATAGTATTCTTTCTTGTAATCCGGCAATAATTTCATCGTTAGCAATAGTAGCGGTAGCCAAAGTGTTTCTTTGCCTATGCGTATCGGTTCTGACCAATTCTTCGCCATTTATAGCCCTAAGAATAGCCGTATGTGTTTTCATAGCGATATTCACGGACTTCATGTTCAAATACATGTCAAAGACACCACCTAAAATTTGTGCGTATCTTTGTAATGTTATTAATCCGGTAGCAACAGCATTACCAAATCCTGTTTCAGACAATTGCGCTAAACCTAATGTAAATGCTGCTTGAACTTCCGTAGCCTTTGTGTATGCGGGAACAAGTGCTTGACCCAATAGTGCTTGATTGTGTTGTAATTCGGCCTGTGCTTCCTTTAAAGCCGTTGATTGGTCTTCAATAACACGGTTCAATTCTTCCGAAGCGGTTGATTGGTCAAAAATAGCATCGGTGGCTAATTCCGTCATACGGGCTTGGTTTTCAATTAGTTTAATGAATCTAACATAGTGGTCGTTTCCTGCAACGGTCTGAACAATACGCTGTCTTTCTTCAGCCCCTAAATCTTTAAATTTGACGGCTAAATCTTCAACAATAGACGACAATGGGCGTAAAGCACCGGTATTAGCATCATGGGTCGCTATACCTAATCCTTGTACCGCTTCTTGCGCTCCGCTTGTATCTGCACCTAACCTTGCATAAATCATACGCAAAGCCCTACCCGCTTTACCTTGCTCCTCACCAGACTCAATCAAAACCGCAGACATGGCAGCCATATTAGCAATAGATTCACCGGTCTGGTGTGCCTGCGCAGCAAATTGGTTCATAACAAAAGTTATTTGCTTCATTGATGCAGCAGAACGGTTTTCAACGGTGTTAAGTTGGTCTAATATCTCTATTGTGTTTTCCCTAACAACATTGGCTTGCATTTGTGCATCAAGCATATCGAATTGTGCTTTTGTTAGATTACCATACATAAACCCAGTTTGTTGGTGCATGTTAATCATACGGGTCATAGCCTCGGTTGTTCCCATACCAGAAATCAACGCAAATGTTTGACCCATTTCGGTAGCAGCCTGAACCGATGATTCACCAATCAAAGCGGTTAACTGCGCCATCTTTGCACCGGCAGATAATGATTCCTCGGCTGTAAAACCAAACCCTTGACCGGTTTCAATAATTCCTTTTGCTAATTCTTTATTTACACCAGCGAATTTTTCAAACTCAATAGTGGCTTCCGATAGGGATTGTGCGAGTGGTACTGTTGTTTCAGTTATTTGTGTTATGACTTCTGATATTCCGGCAAATGAGCCTATGATAGCATCCATCGAGTCTAAGACAATTGACTCTACAACAGTCATCTTAGCATCCATGTCTTTAAGCATGTTGGTAGCATTAAAGACACCTACAATGTCGAAGAAAACTCGGGGGCCACCTACCTTTGCCACTCATACACCCCCTATAACTTACTCCATACCTACAAGCATATTTACCGCTTCCTCATCGGAAATAGCATTTTGTGATGCTTGCTTTCGTAATTGATTCCTACGGGCTACTACACCCTTTATTCCACCACGAGGCTCGTTTCTGGATTTGTTTTGTGCATCGGCTATTTGTCTTGAAATTTCCGAAGCCATTTCTAAGTCAAATTCCATTCGTGCTCGCCCGCCCATACCGTGATACTTCTCGTATAGGTCGGAGGGCAAGGTTCCTTTAAATGCACTACTTAAAAGTGGGGCTACTCGGCTGAAGACCCCAAAGGGATAGCACCCTCACCATTATCCCCTCGAACAAATCCGAGAATATCACGAGCTTCTTCTGATGTTAATAAATTGTAATCAAAACCTTCAGTCAATATACACTTAGGAATCCACTCGGTCATTTGGTTTTCTAATGAACCGCCAAGTTCTTCTATAATTTCTAAAAACTTTTCGTTTTGTTCAATAGTCCAATCTTCGGGGTTTCCAAAGTCTCGGCATCGTCTAACGGCTTTCGCTTGTATGCTTTCGATTTTGATTTTTTCTAATCCAGATGCTTGGCGCACCCAGATTTTTGTTCCATCGTTTAATTCAATTTCCTTTTTTAGTACTGGCATTCTTCTTCACTTTTCCTTTACTTTTCTTTTCTTTTACTACTGGCTCGGCCAAAACATATCTTTTTGCACCGTTTGGCAATACTTCTGCTACTCGCCAAACTCCGTGTGCGTCGGTAAACTCATCCATTTAGAATCAAGCTCCGTTGATGTATGTTATGTGTAATCTAAATTTACCTGCAGTCAAATCAGCAGTAGCGATTGTTGCTAATACTGATACAGCTGCACTTGTTTTTAGTGGTACTTCGTTTTCTTTTTTGCTAACATCAGTGGTATATGCTGCGTTATCAAAAGCAATTGCTGCTATGAATGCGTCTGTGTTTCCGGTAATACCCAAAGCAACGGTTGCTGAGCCACCGGAGGTCATAGGTGTAATTTCTTCATAGATAACACTTGTAATAATTGCATTGTCAGGGATTGTGACTGCATTGTTATTTACATCGGTTAGAGTGACTGCACCTGCGCTTCCGCCAAGGTCTGCAAAGTCATACTCTACAGTTATTTCTCGTGATAGTCCGTGTGCATGGTGCTCGCTGCGTATTACGCCATTTAGGTATCGGTTGTACGGCATGTTATCTTTCCCCTTTAATTGTCCTTACTTGCGCTGGAGTATATGAAATCATTGGTCTTCAAATGTTATGTAAGCCACTACTAAGTTGCTATGGTTGTTCTTTATGATGCTAATATCAATAATCTTATCACCGTTAGCAAAGGTGCTACCTTGAAGTGTGGTTTGTAATTGTGCATCAATGGTTGCTAAATCACCATTGACTTGAACGACAGTTAGTTTGGACTTGTCGGTAATGGTGTGGCTCATTTAATCACCTCACAATGATGATGATGCGTTTCTAACATCACAGGTAGCCATAGCCTTCTTTGTTTCATCAAATAGTGCTGTAAATCCTAATGACATTGTTTGTGTATCTCTACCTGATACATTCATAGAAGGTGCATCCCATTGAACATGGTACACTTTGATTATGAAGTCGTGGTTTGCTGTGGAGGTAAATGTTAGTGTGATTGCTGGGTTGCTTGAACCAGGTTGGTAAACAGTGTTTGCTCCGCCATCAATCAAATCACCGAATAGTGGTTCATTTAATGATGTGCTATGAATAGGCTTGATAAACTCAACGGAACCTGTTATTTCCCTAAGTTGTGGTGGTGCTTCTCTAACGCATGTTTCGTTTCCTAATGCAAAGGAAGCATCAACATCACGGTTTAGGTTAAACTCAATGTCAACGGACTTTACTTGCAAAGATACCGCAGAATTTTTGAATGCTACACTTGCGCTTTGGAAGTGTACTGGTTCGGTTGCACCTACGGCTAATGTTGATTCGGTGTCAATTGCTGCTGGTGAAGATACTGAATCTTCGCCCTCCGCTTTTCCTACAAAGTCTGCGCTAAGCATTACATACTCGCCAACAGAACCTTTGATAGATACACGGTTAATGCTCATAGATGAATAGGAATGTTGCTTTTCATCACGGACAATAATTAATTGAAATACAGGGAATGAATCTGAACCAGTCCTTCCTTGGTCGTGGTTAATTTCTGTCATAGCGTGGGTGTATGGGTCTCCGCTACCTGTTGTTGCTACCTTTGGGAAAACACCCTTTAGTATTAGTGCGCAGAATTGCGAGTCGTCTAAAGCCATGTTGATACTACCTTCCGAGTATCTTTTTCCGGTCTTTGATTTTGATGCACCGTAGCGAGTCATATCTGCTCGCATGTTTGTGTCAAATGTGGTTGATAGTGATTCATCATCTATTGCACCAAAAAATGTGCTTCCGCTACCTACTGTACCAAATGATGTTTGTTGTCTAATGACTGCGCCTCTATTTGCTGAACCGATTGTATAAGCCATAATAAATAACCCCTTTAATGTCTGCTATTAATGGGCGACTATATGAACTCATCTCCTTTGTAGGTGATGTCGTCTCATTGTGTCAAAAGATAGTTTGTGAACACATACTGTTTCGCCCTCATCCATCTTATTATCTAACACTAACTCATATCCTAATATAGCATCTTGGTTTGCATCTAGTCCTAAATTAGTCATAACCTCATCAAATACATCACCGGTAATATCAAGACATGAACGATACGCATTTTTGTAATTTGTTCCACGAGTTAGTATAAATACCTGCAACTGTGCAATAGTAGTAAGACCATGACCGCCCAATACATCTAAAGCCTCCGACGCAACTTGTCTTTGTAATACATAGATTGATGGTGCGGGAAGTCGGGAAATCATGCTTTGGCTTATATCATAACCATAGATTATTGCCGAATCATCAACAACATTCTTTAAAAATGGTCGGTTAGAGTTTTGTAGTGTTTCAACAACCTTTAGACCTACCCTATGAAAAGCATCGTTTATGAATTGACTTGGGGATAATTCGTCTGGCGAAAACGCTCCTTGGTCGCAACCCAATACATTAGCAAAACTAACCGAGCCGGAATCGTTGCTAAATTGTATTGTCTTTGTTCCTGAGTTAGAAACGCCCACTACGCTTAGATAAGATGTGGCAGCATCATCATCTTCTATTATATCGTGAACATACATTCGAGCATTACCAGAACTATCCAATGTCAATCTAACTATTGTGTGGTCGTTCTTTAAATCTAAATCAGTAAATGTATCATCGGTATTACCATCAAGACCTAATGATGTGTCATTTCCCTTTGATACTACATTAACATAGTGTGAACCGTTGTGTAGGCGTAAAAGAACGGTATCTGCAACGGGTGTAGTATTGTATTTAATAACCGCCCATATAGTATATGCCGTTGATGTTGGCGTATAACTAACGGTTTGATTAGTAATTACCCATTCGTCATTTACCGATGAACCACCTGCACCGGTCAAAGTCCATGCGTATAACTCGGGATTAGTGTTTGCCGATGGGTCGCTTGAACCATCTGATTTTAATTTCCAATATGTTGTTTTATCTGCTATCGCCATTAATAACCACCCATGTTCTTCATTGGTACACTTCCTTGTTGTTTAAATGTCCTGTTAATCCACTCACGGAGATTTTGTTCTAAAATAAACTCGGTATAATATCTCATGTCGTCAGGCCAATCGTATTTTACAAGACCACCGTGTGATGCCCTTGATGAACCGATACCAGGAAACTGTTTGTCTGGGTCGTCTAACAAAAACAAACCTGGTCTAATAGTGCTTTTGAATTGTGATGAATCAACAACAAATGGTTTACCTTCTCTATTAAAATCAAAACCATAATCCCAAGGCGCAACATCTTGTGAAAACAAATGGGCTAACTTTACGCCCCGAGAACCGGTTGGCCCAGTTCCTTCAGGTGATGTAAAAACTCTACCCCCCGCATCACCTTCACCTAATACTTTCATTCGTAGCGAGTCGGCTATGATTTGGTAGGGTCTTGCACCAGTCCTTTTGAATTTATCTGCCCCATCTTCACGAGCCCAACGCATACCTTTTCCTAACGATTGTGTAATGATTTGTTGCATTTCTCGTGGGAATCTTTCTTTTATGTCCTGCATAAAAATCCTAAGTTGAACATCACTCATACGAGCGGTAAAACCAAATCCGGTTGAACCTTTGCCGGTATTAACACTACCAACGACATTCCAACCACCTGAACCACCGAATCTAAAATCACGAGCCATAGTCTAACCTCCACAATTGCTGGTGCTCTTTTAAATCCAATTTAGTATATGAAGGTAGGGGCATAATGTCAGCCACATCTAAATACTCGTTGACCTTTTCGTAGCCAAGTTTAGATACAACCTTTACCAAACTATCTATATCGGTCTTTTCTATGGGATTTAAAACGGTAATCAAAGGAACGCCATATAGGTGTTGTGATTTGTTTCTTTCGTTTAGTAAATGGGTGTGTAGTCCTTTGCTTCGCCATTCTTTGCGAACATAGGTGTTTCCTACTAAAGCATAGGCTTTGTCGGGCATCAATAGGGAACATGTATATGCTATTGCGGTTTCATCGGCAAACAATACCCAATGAACCATTCTATTGAATATCTTTGGATAACCCTTTTCGCTTGCGGTAGGTAATGGTGAACCCCAAGCATCTTCTAACTCACTATGTTTGAAAAGTAATTCTATTCTAAAATTGCCGTAAATAGAATCCATTAATCAACACTTCCCAAATGTGCAACACGACGCAAGTTTGTTAATCCACGCTCACGGAGCACATTTGAACGCATACCGCCATTTTCAAACGCCATACCTTCTTGAAATACCGACTCGTCCTCTAAATAATAGGCAGCCGATAAATCACCACAAATCTCACGCAAAACATGAGCAAACTCGCCTTCTTGTACTGATACTCCTGTTGAGTGGTCAAATGATATACCAGTGACTCCGGTTAAATCATTTGTTGATTTGCCTGTCCAAGCAAAAGAATCTCCGTCAATGTTTCCATTACCGGCACTTGAAAATGATGTTCCACTTGTTAGTGTAATTGTTGTAGCACCCGCTGCAACACCACCGTTCAAAGTGGTTTCGGCTATTTCTCTACTGGGTGTAGCCCTACCATACGATAAAAATTCTTGGTCTATATCAATAGATGCTCTACGGATAGCATTAGTCAAACGGGAAGATGCACGAGTTCTTTGTGCAGAATCTAATCCTAATCGTGAACCAACATCGGCTACCGAACAATAATACACCATCACAAAGCCCCCTGAACATCAACGCCAAGGGAAGCGAATAGTGCTATTGCAGCATACTTTAGATATTTAGCCATTGTTGATAATTCAAACACGGCTTTTTCTAATAAAAATAAACGCTCCTCGATAGAATCAAATCTTTCTTCGGTCATATTTCATTCAACTGCCTTTTGTATTTCTTCCAAACGGCTAATTAGGTCTGCTTTTGTTCCGCTAACTTCTAATCCGTTATCTTTACAAAGCCCAATCAACTCGTCTTTTTTCATCTTTTTGATTTGACTCAAAGATGGTAAATCCTCTATCGCATCTTTTACATCATCAACCAAATCTAAAACTTCATCGAGTGTAATTTTTCCATCAGCCATTAATTTTTTGTAGTATTTGTATGCTCCTAAACCTAATCCAGCTGCTATACAAATATACAATACTATCATTTCTACTTCCATTTTTCTCACCTAATCTTTATATTCTATCGCCCTCACCATAGAGTGAGGTATGACTGTGAAGTGCGTAGGACTATCGCTCCTATAAAGTTTGTACCCATATTGGGTTTCTTCTATTAGTATATTCGCAAAACATCGTTCAGCCGGAACGAAAACTATTTTTCCTTGTCTTTTCATATTATTTACCTCCACCTTTACCGCCTCCGCTAGTTAAGTCTTTAGTGGTAAAGCCGTAGTTAGGGAGTAATTGTGGTTCTTTAGTGACTGGATTTTGAACTAAATGCACTTGATGGTCGCAGATTAACAATAGTCTGCAAGTTAGGGGGGAGGAGGCAGGTTCGGGTTCTTCTTCTGATAAATCAACAGGTGTTATAGTATGTGTTCCGGCATCTAACACCCTAACATTAGTTGTATTTTCTAAACCAACAATTATAATTTCACTGCTAACCGGAGTAATAACACCAACAGTTACACTAACAACACTCATACTTCTAACAAAAAAGGTCGGCACACCACCCATATTACTTGCCATGTTTAACCTATATTTTGTCAAATTTGTTGAGTCATATTTCCCGACTTGACCGTAAAAGATGTACTCACGGCCTGTATTTGTTCCTACTGCGCCTATTCTATCCGCAGTAATAACATCTGTGCCTGGACTAAAGCCATTTGTTGTTGTGGGAGTAAATACTGAAACATCTTTATCATTAGTACCACCGCTTGATACCCCTATTTCTATTGTATCACCATCGGCTAATAATCTAAATGGTGAAAAGTTATTCGCTGATGGGGCTTCGTCATGTGCAAATAGAGGATAACCACCTCCACCTCCACCACCAGGAATTGTGACTGTGACTGAACCGGCACTTGGGCTTGTTGCAGTCACTCCAGCACCTACGAAGTCTATATTACCAGATGGTGATGCAATACCTGTTATTACGCTTCCTTCATCTCGTATTGTTATACCTTGAATACCAGCAGTTATAAATTCAAGTGCGTTAGCAGCAGAATTAACTGCTACTACTTTACCTGCCGATGCGGTATAGTTTGCTGGTGTGTCGGTTAGGCCTGTAAATGTGCTTGACCCACCACCACCACTGGCTGAAGCAAATGTAATACTATCGGCTGAAGCGTTTGTTGTAATAGTCATGTTAGACCCCGCCACTAATGTTAGTGTATCGGTAGCACTATCCGCTACTACATCGGTTTGTCCGGCTACGGCTATTGTTTCAAAAAGATTTTGTGTAGTACCACCACCACCTCCGGATAATAGGTTGTGTGATGCTCCAGTATCATCGGTAAACATAGGTGTATTTGGGGCAGCATCATCAACCCAAAACATACCAAAACCGGCTGTGCTATTTGGGGCTGTCGCTCTTTCTTTAACTTTTATGTAGCCATCAACCCGTATCTCTTTTAGAATGTGAGCATGACAATGTGTTGCGTGTATTGTTGATGTGATAGGGGCTTTATCCATTACTTTGTAAAAACCATCGGTTTGTTCTTCAAAATTCCATGTGCCTCTAATAGTCGGCTTTTGTACTAACTCTATATGTGCAGCATGGGTTTCATCACCTTGACCTTGAAGAAATATCCCAGCACCGATTGTTAAAGATACCGCTCTAAATGTCAATTGGGATTTAATAACGCACGAACTTGTTGCCGAATCATCTAATCTTAATTCAACATCTTCAAATAATACCGTTGTGCAAGCATCGGGATTTGTGTTTTGAACCATACCAGAACTAGTGTTTAGATTATCGCATGGTAAAGTAAATGAGTTAGTACACCAAAACACCACTTTTATACCCGTTAAATTTAGTGTGGGATTGTTAGTCGAGATTATTCCCACACTTGATGCTAAACCATAACCTACCTCTAATGTGTATTGTGGGTATTCTACTCCATCTTTGTGAAGAAGTGCGCTTTGATTACCTCCTCGGGTAGGTTGGGTTGTATTTGTTGGTAAAAGTAATTGGTGTATTCTTAAACTATTTAGTGCTCGATTTGGGTTTGATAAAGGCAGTGCTGAACCACCAGGAAGATAAGTATTAGACCAAATGTTTTCTTCTTCTGGGTTGGACTTTAAAATGGCTTGCGAGCCCGAAAGAACCTCTATCACACAATCCATCTGACCGCTACTTGGTAAAATGTGTTGAGTGCTACCCCCTAATGTAAATTTTAGTGTTGAAATCGCATTACTACTTGTGGAGGATAACGAGCCGTTTATTGCTATCGGCATACCATAGTTAGGTGATACTCCGCTATGAGTTCCATCCATAGCGATAACTGTTGCTGATTGTGTTAACTTTAAAGGACAACCACCACCAAACTTATTACCAAATATAATTGACTTTGCGTTATATGATGCTAAATTTACATTTATGTCTGCACCCCTTGTTTCAATATACAAATGCCCTAAATTAGCAGTATCTAAATTTATTCCATTAGTAAGAAGACCACCAATCTGTACAATATAGGTATCACCTGCGCCTAAAGATGAAGGCGCGGAACTCGTTGCAATATCAATCCAATTTGATACATCAGACCAATTTCCAGCACCAGATGGTAAAGGGATTTGCCACTGTAATACTGCCATGCTTCATCACTCGTAAGGGCTTGTTTCACGAAGCGAATTACGAATAACATCGGTTTCATTTGTTGCCGTTGGTAGTCTTGTGTTGGTTGAATCAACAACGAATGCTGTTCCACCTTTGCCTACTACCATATCCACTAAATCTTTGCTTCTCTTATCAAATGCTTTTATCTGTTCTCTAAACCGTTGGTCAACGGCTTTTTGGTCTCCTATTGGGTGATATGTGGGAATTGTGTTAATTAATACGGAAAGACAATCTAAGCAAACCAATGCTTTGATTGCTGATTCCTTTTGTGCAGTTGTGACTGCATTTGCCGAGCCGGTTGCTAAGTATTGTTCACCACGAGCCTTTTTGTTTATTTCTTCGGTACGCATAGAAATATATTCACTAATCGTAGCATTGTTTAGTCCACGAGGTCTATTTAGTAAATCCCTAATGTTGTCCGTTGTCACTGCCATATTATGCCCCCAAAACCACTGCACCTTTAGGAGGTTCGAGTGTTCTTGCAAGTAATACAATAACACCAGAACACATTAATTTATGGGCTAAGTCGCCATTGGGAATCCAAATAGCGTCGGCTTGGGGTAATTCTAAACCATCGGGTAGTTTCTTTTGGTGTAGTTTTCTAACTAACCAACCACGACCTGGCTTCCAATTCTTTAATCGGTTTTCGAGTTCGGCAACACTTGGATTTCCAAATGTAGGTATGCCTTCACTCTTTAGTTTCTTTATTAGACTTGTCTTTTTGCTTATTGCCATCTTTCTTCACTTCACTTTTCTTTGGCTTTGCTTTCGCATCATCTTGGGCTTTAACCCATGTTCTCATATCTGGGCCGACACCAATAAGACCTTCCGGCCATTCTTTAGGCTCATCTTTTCCGGCTGCTTTACACATTGATTGCAACCTTTTTAGGTCTTCTCGTGCCATTTAGAATCACTCCGCTATACAAAGAACATACGGGGAGTCATTACCACACTCTACTGCAATATGAGTTACTGCAGTTTGTGTAGCATCAAAACGGACACAAAAGATACCATTAGGTGCAATTTTAAAAGAAGCAAGGTTGTTGCTACTTCCGGTAGCACTTCTAATAGATAGAATCATTAGGTCTGTTGAATCACGGTTCTCAAAGTATATGCCATCTGCTTGTGCTACACCAAAAGATGCAACGGAATGCTCTACTTCTGCTGAACCACCGGTTGATGCTTCGAGTTTCACAGCATCTCCGGTAGTAAAGGTTTTAGAACCCGATGATTCGTCAAAACCGCTTGCACCATCACCTGATGCAACGCTGAATGACGCTGAGATGTTGTTGTTTCGTGCCAACTTAAATCACCTCAAATGCCTGTAATCTTTACAATTCTGTTATTTGTGCCAGCAGACGCTCCATCATCGTGTTCGTGGATAACGACACCCATGTAGGAAGTCAATAGGTAATCAAACCCGACACCAGGCATTCTTGTGATTTCAGTTTCAGTTACTCCTGGGCCATTGTAGGTAAAGAGCTCAGCGGTTTGTGCTCCAGGAACCAACAATAGACCGGTTGAAGCAAAATCAGAATCTCTTGTGTAGTAAACAGTTAGGTTGATTTGACCACCTAATCTTTCTGAAAGGGATTGAACAACATTTCCGTAAAGGGTTGTGGAGTTCATAGCCGACTTGTGTGTTGCAGGAAGAACCAAAGCCAAAGCCTCGTTCCCAGAAACTCTTGCGTTGTTAAAGATTAAATCAACACCCTTTAGAATGTCAAGTTCTGCATCACCGTCAGCTGCTTTGAAACCAGCACCGGTAGCAGCCAAAGTTTGGCCAGCACCAGCAAGTAGTTTGTCAAGAATGTGCTCATCAATTTTGTCGGCACGACCCTTAGCGATTGCAAGTTGTTGTCTATCCATGTTCTCCCAGGATTCACCACGAAGTTTCACGGTGTCAAGGAAAGTTGTTCGGCCTTGTCCTTTTTCTAACTTAACGGTGTAGTTTTTGGTGCCGACCTTTGTTGGGTCAACAACAGCTGCATCGTCGATTGGGTATGAAAAAGAACCTACTCCGGCGGTGTACCACTTGTATTCAAGCCAAGGGACACTTCTAACACCGACAAGGTTTGTTCCGATTGCAAGTCTTAGGGATTCCAATTGAATGAAATCACGCATAACTTGTTGTATAACAGCGTCTCCAGTTCCGAATGGGCCAGATGCTGCGCTTATGTTTAGTACTTCTTCTAATGTTTTGTTTGCCATATTATTCACCTCAAGCGATTGCTGCTCCTGCTGTCATAACTGCAATTAATTCACCTTCTGTTGCGGAAGATTCATTTGCAGGAGTTAAAAGTGTACCAGATGTAGTTTGTCCTTCACCGACATACAATCCAAGTTTCTTGTTAGAACCGGCTGTTGCGGTTGCTAATCCATCAGCACCGACATAGACTGTGCATCCTGTGGTGTATGTTGCTGATGCAGCGGATTGTACCATTAGTACTCCGCCAAGTGGGAAATATGATACGGTTGCACCGGTTGTCTCGAATGCGTGGTCTGCATCACGACTGGATTCACCAGCGGACACACCAATACAAATGTCTGTTGCGTCAGTTGTTTCGAGTTTGTTGTTTGTTCCATCATTAACTAAAAGTCTGCCAAGTCCTCTAACGACTTCGCTATCTTTTAGTGTTGCGTTTCTTGGGTCTGCTGCTCCGAATGCTACCATATTTATTCACCTCTTGTTATCTTAAGGAAACCTTTTTCAACAGCTTCCTCGAATTTGTATGCGTTTCCATCACCGTTCATTGAAAAGTTGCCGGTGTTGTAAGAAGCGACTAATGAGTTCCAAACTCTACCGTATAATTCAGCGTCGGTTGATACCAATTCGCCGTTTAGGTAATTCGCTACTACATTTGATTCAGTTTCTGCTTCAACAACTTCGGAAACCATGTTATCTGGTGCCGGTGTTGCTTCTGCCATTACAACCGGTGTTTCAACGGGGCGTGATGCTTCCCAAGATGATATTAGGTTTGTAATTGTGTCAGCACCTAAGTCCTCATGGCCTTTTAGACCAATTTCGCTTGCTTTCTTTACAAGTTCCATTCTTGCTTCTTCGGCAAGTGCTGCTTCTTGTGCTTCTTTTTCGTCAATAATCGCATTTGCCAAAACAAGTTGAGACTTTAGGTCTTCGAGTTCGGCAACATAATCTATTTCGTCGCTCATGATATTCGCTTCCTTCGCTTGTTCCTCGTTAGTATCGGTCTGGTATATGAACTCTTTTGAGGCCTCAATCTTCTCAACCTTTTTAATATCTGCCCTTTCGTAAGCCGGTTTATGCACAATTGCGAGGTGGTCGAATGTGAAGTCGGATTCAAAAGTCATGCTACCATCTTCGGCAGTTGCGATAGGTATTCCGTAGCCACCAATTGATACCCCATAATCTCCACGAGTCCATAGACCGGATTCTAATGCGGGGAATAATTCGGTTCTCATAACTTCGGCAACATAATGTACTTCATATCCGCCATTTTCTAAATCAACAATTTTTGCTTCAGTCACAATACCTACTACGGCATCATTGACTCCGCCATCCATGTTTCTTGTAAAACCAATGCCCCTTTCTTTTGTTGGTGGGTGATTTAAAGTTAAATCAGCACCAATCATTTGTGTAAGCATTTGTTCGGCACCAGCACGAGTAATTTGCCACATATTCTTATTCATGCCTTCGTGAAAAGCGATACCACTAATTTTTACAACGGTTTCTCCAGATGCTTGAACATGTGCAACTGCTTCAGTAATTTTAGTATCAAAAAATACATATTCAACACTTGCTTTCTTTTTCTTCCAACCGGCCTCTTTGAAAGTGTGTCCTTCATGGGCTAACATACATGCCTGTTCGGTTCCTCCAGCTTCCATGCAGCGAGACATATATTCATCATGTGTTTCATCAGATGAAGGTTTTGGAAGTTCTGCATAAACCTCTTTTTCCTTTTCTCCCATAGCGGATTCTAATGCTAATGGGCTATTTAATTCTCCACCTTCTTTACAATCACCACCACACCCACAATCGCTACAATCTTCAGTTTTTGTTATTTTATTGACAGGTTTAGAAGACCACATTTTGCAAGACCAATAACGAGCTTTCCATTTTGGGCCAGGATTTGCACAATTATGTCTGTCTCGGAAGGCCTTGCGTCTTTTTGGGTCGTCTCTTTTAATTTCCATGTTTGGGTCTCCAAAACGCACAATGACTACATTTCCTTTTTCATTCTTAGTATAAACGGCAAACTTTTTTGACCCGCCCGAAGTTCTAAATGGTTTATTTAATTTTACTTTTTTGCCTTGATATTCTGCTGCTTCGTATGTATCTTCACTCATACTATAACCTCCACTATTCTATTTCTATATTAGACCAAATCTTTTCATCTTGCATAACACCATCTTTGTTTATGATGTATGCGTAAATGTCATAGCGACCTTTAGGTAAAGAAATTGTCATATTTCGGTATTCGGCATCACCGTTATACACATTCCACTTATCTATTGAGTAGTTTTCGGGAATTGAGTCTGTTGAGTTATTTGCGTATGCAAGAAATTGAACTTCAACCTCTTGTGTTTCTTCGCATGGTAAATCAACATCATATTGGTATATTAGACTTGAATTATTACTATCGGCATAATTTAGGTAGTAATCATAATAGAAAGGTTCGCATTCTTCCGGCTCATATTCACATGAACCATCATCGTCAGTAGCATACTCGTCATAATTTTCGGCATCATAGTCTGTACAACCCCAATATGCTTCATATTCTTCATCTTCCCAAAACCACTCATCATCGTCGCCATTACCAGCGGGTGTTAAATCAATAATACCTGTTAATTCTAATCCACTTGTGGATAACAAAATAAGAATAGGGATAATAGCAGTTAGTAATTTATGGGTTTTACCTGCCATTTCCGTAGCCCTATCAATTGCCGATGTATTTTCCCTAATAGCGTTGGAGTTATTTAATTTGCCATCGTCAAGTAAATCCTCTATAACTTCGGATTTGGTACGACCTGTTAATTTAGCAATTTCTTCAGCATTACCCAAAGCCTCTATTTTGTCAGTCATAGAATCACTTTTTCTTTACAATAGGTTTCTTTTCAGCTGTAGTTTCTTTGGTAATTTTTATTTTATCTAATTCCTGTTGGTGTTTTTGGTCTGAAGATTTGATGATATTTTCATGTGCCTGTGCAACCTTTTCTAATTCAATTTTATGTATAAGATTTTTATCTTGCAATTCCCTTTGGTGTTTTAATTCAATAGGGATATTGTCAACCTCTATTTGTTGTTCGGCCTCCCACATACGCAAAACGGTTTGTAGTGCCGGTGCTGCTGTACCACCAATAATAGCAATTAGAGCGATAAAGCCGTCAAGGTTAGCCAATACTACATCGGGATATAATATACCCATACCGACTACTGCGCCACATGCAAGAAGCCAAAGGTAAATTGCTGGTTTTACGGTTGATGAAACCATTTTGTCATTAAAGGATTTGTTAGGTGTACCACGCATAATGCCGTCTCCGCTTCCTTCTGTATGTCCTTGCTTGTTTTAACTTAATTGTTGTTTGGTTTGGATTCATTCTCGAATGAATTTTCACGAGGCATGGTTCCTTGTTCAGTCTTTTTTGATTCCTTTCTTGGCTTTTTATCATCTAAAAGACCAACGATATTTAGGGATTGTTCTAATGATAATATCCCACTATCATATCCTTGAACGGCTCTACGCATTCTATTTAGTGGTGTTTCTTCATCTATTGGTTGAAACTTTAAAACTGGTAAATCGTCATGTTTGTATGGTATGCCTAATAATTCTAAATGCTTACCAAATAGTTTATGCACCGATTCTTCTAATATGCCTTGTAGTCTTGTAATTGCTGATACCGCCCACACATTAGCATTGTAGGTTGCAGCAAATGTTGACCCCCTTTCTTGGCCGGAAGCAACACGAGGAACATTTAATACAGCTGCAATATCCGCATTAACCGAGTCTAAAAACGATGATGAGTCGGGGATTGCGTTTTGTAAATCAACATGGTTTATCTTGATGTAGTCCGGTAAGATTGGTATTTGGTCGCCCTCAAGTGTTTCTAATAACTTGGCAACATCGTTCATTATTGTTTTTAGTCTTTCTTTTTGTTCGGCTGGGTCTGAAATATGTTCAACCGCTTTCATGTCAATACTAATGAATTGTTTAGTTAGACTATCCTCTAATGCTACCCTATTGTTAATGCTATTGTATTTTGCACGAATAGGTTGTTTTAGTGCGGTGAATCGTGATGCGCCCCATATTCCGTATGTCCAGCGACCTAATCTATCCCTAAACCAATTAGAGCGGTAGTCAATCTTTATGTGTAGTATTTCATCTTTTGAAAACACCTGTGTATCAACCTTGTTTTCACGGAACAAATAGTATTCGGCACTCATAACTGGATTATCTTCGGTTATGTGTCCGGTGTAGCCCGATGATGATAATTCTCTAACATCAACTCGTCTGTCCATTATTGTTATCTGTTTTGCCGGTAGGGATTGTATGCCGGTAATACCAACACCCGCTTTACCTACCAATTTGTTTATGTCATTACCATATACCATTAAATTACGCAAAGCCGATATTAGAATATCGTCAAAGTCAATGTCATGGATTAATTTTTTGATAGCGTTGCGAATACGGGCATTCTTAGCCACTTTGTAGTCTATGTGGTAGTTATTAGCCGTCAATGAAACAGAACGCACAGCACCGTTTAATTCGGGGTCTAATCTAACCATACTATCAAACAAATCAAATGTTTGGTCATAATTGTCATATACTGAACGGGAGCGTGATGAACGCCCCAAATCATCTGTTTGTTTTAATACATCGGATAGGCCACCAAAAACCTCCGTTGGTGATGCTTTCCTACCACCTACACCAGTCGGTACTTCCGTTGCGACCACCGGCTTTCTCCTAAACAACCTGCGTAGCCTGGACTCCTTCGCCATGATGTTCAAATAAGCCATTGGCTATTTGAATCAATTGGATTAATTCTTTTGTATATATACAAATAAATTAAACGCTATGCTGCGAAGGTATTGGTAATTTTTTATTTTTTCTTCTTATAGGGTTGGGAATAATAATACTGTAATAAGTACTGTAATAATAACTTTCTATATACTATAAGCATTAATAAAGAATTTTAAAAAAACGATGACTGAAACATATTTATTTTTTTGTGGTTGGGTCAAAAGAATAAAAAGAAATCAGGATATGTTTATAGTGGGTGTGTTATAACGCATAGATAATGGAACGACACGAGGACTATGATAAGATAGAACAAATGATTGGCGACTACCCAATGTCGGTAAAAGGAATGAAAACAAAGTTATCGGCAGATTTGCACGAAAACTATCCCTATCGTACACACAAAGGTTGGGAAGCAATACTATATCGCTACCTAAAGTATATTGACGGGGCTATTCAAGAAGAAAGTAGTCCAATAGAATATGACAAAACACCCTATCACTACAACAAAGAAACCGATACATACATTACATTCATAAAATGTGCTGGTGAAAATTTAGTAATATCCGGTGATATGCACCGAGCCATGAAATCATCATACTCTAATATGACAAGTAAAGGCGCAACATTAAATCAAATTGCACGAGAATTTAACTTTCCCCGTCTTTGGTTTGATGAATACCGAAGAAAACATGGTTGGACTCACGATATGCTACCATATACCGATGAAGAAGTAATGGAAACCGACAATGATGAACTTGTTGAAGACCTTGTTCTTAGAAATCGTAGGGAAATACACAAAAAATATGAAAAGAAAAAATGGAAAGACATTCAAGATGCAGCTGAAAAGTGGTTTCACTTTGAAGATACATACAAAGGAATGCTAAGTGGGCTAACAAAAGCACCAAAAACCGTTCCTAAACTCCGAATACCGGAAAGTAAATCCCCTTTTGCGGTAGTTATGTCGCCAACAGATTTTCATTGGGGTAAATATGGTTGGGTTGATGAGGTCGGTGAGTCATATAACTTTAAAGAAGCACGAAGCCGACTAATGGATAGAACACAAGAAATAATTTCATGGCTACCTGCACAACCTGATAAAATAATTTTGGCTTCCGGTAGCGATTGGTTTCATGTTGATAATGACTTAGGGCAAACAACTCGTGGTACACCGCAAGATATGTGCGGTTCACCGGCTGAGATATTAATTAGTGGTTGTCAATTAGCACGAGAACATATAGACCTTTTACGACAGGTAGCACCTGTGGAGGTTGTCTTTATGGCTGGTAATCACGATAGACATAGCACATTGGCTTTGATGTTGTATTTATCGGCAGCATACGAAGGAGTCAATGATGTTAGCATAAATCTAAATCCACAAATTAGACATTATACCACCTATGGTAATACACTATTAGGTTTTAATCATGGTGATACTATAAAAAAGGCAAAACTACCAACGCTAATGTCAAAAGAACAAAGGGTATTATGGGGTCAAACCGAAAATCATATATGGTTCACCGGTCATTTGCATCACCAAGTATTGTATGAGTTAGAGGGTGGATTAGTAATTCAATTGCCTTCATTAGCCGGACATGACCGATACCACTACCGAGCCGGATATACAACGGCAAAGGCTGGGTTGGCTGCTCACATTATAGATAAAGAATTAGGTTTGATAGGAAGTTTATTTAGTCCGGTGAGGCATCATGGTTAGAAGTGGTGGAGTTTTATTTTATAAGCACCGCAAATGTAATGAATGCGGTTGTGAAAAGTATTGTCGTTATACATCATGTAAAAAATGGTGTAAGGAAGAAAAACGCATGGTCTATTGTGGAACAATGCGAGTTATTAGATATGGTGATGAAAAATGAGTGCAACACAAACACTATCCCTAAAGCGTAGTGCCAGAGACCCAAAGTATTTCTATGAATGGTTAGGTTATTCTTGGGGAGACCATATCGAGGAGTGGATGGATATGTATTTCAATCGTGGTGAAGCAAATGTTCACCGTGTTTGTATTATTGCACCCCGAGACCACTCAAAGTCCACTACGCTAAGGGTAGCGGTATTATGGTCTTGTTTATTTGAAAAGTGGCGTGATAAACCCTTTACTACTTGGTTGTTTAGTGCAAGTAAAGACCTTGCTAATCGTAGGTTAGAGGAAATTAGAGAAGATATGAGACGACACCCACAACTTAGAAATCTAATAGACCCAAAGCGAGGAACCAAGCATTCTATTCACTTTACTAATGGTTCATGGATTAGAGCAACCGGTGTAGGTGCAGCCATTCGTGGTGAACACCCAGCCCGTATTGTCTTTGACGATGTATTAGATGATATAGGCGAACAATCCCCAAACAACCTACAACATTGGTTTAGAAAGAAAATAACACCTATGCTTTCGCCAGGAACATCTATATTTGTTGTCGGAACACCTATGGCTATGACAGACCTATACCATACGGAAATGTTATCAAATGATGTATGGAAAACTACTACTACATCAGCAATACCCAATTGGGAGGAACATAAAGCCGACCCCGAAGTAAAACCTATTGCCCTATGGGAAGAACAAAGGCCAATATCGTTTTTGTTAGAACAACGACAAGCAATAGGTGAATTAGCATTTACTCAAGAGTATTTGTGTAAAGTGGTTGATGATGAAGCCCAAGCATTTAAGCGTGAACATACTCGTGCAAATATGAATACTAATGCGGTTATCGAGTGGGATAGCAAAGAGCCTGGTAAATACATGATAGGGTTTGACCCATCACAAGGTTTAGGCAAAGACTACTCGGTTATGGTTGTACTTAGACAAGATTCGGAGGGATTTGTTCACTTTGTTAATATGTGGCGTAGGAATGACTTTGCACCGGATAAACAAGCAGATATGCTCGGTCAATGGTCTAAAACTTTCAATTCGCCAATATCAGCAGAAGATGTAGGCTTTCAAAGATTGTATGAGTCGTTATTGGTTCAAAAGGGAATAACTGTGGACTACCGACAAAGCAAAGTATCTAATCGTGCTTTAAAACAGGCATTGATGAATAGGTTGCGGGTATGGTTTGAACAAAAGAAAGTTATATTCCCCTATGGTAATGATGAAACAAGACGCATGGTAAATATACTATTAGATGAATTAGACACCCATGTATGGAAAGCCGGTAATATCATTGATGTAGGAAAACACAACGATACGGTCATGGCGTTTGCACATGCAATAGACCAAATGACTCATGCAGATTCTAATGCTTTACCAATGGCTACCCAAACTGCTAATAACACATCATGGGGTAATTCAAAGTCATCTGGGAGCGGAAGGTTCATCATTTTTGGAAATTAGAATCTCTATATCCAATGAATCACATTCGGGGCATTGAAACTCATAGTATAGTGCTGCCACCTCTAACTCGAACATAGCATTATGAACAAGCCACCTTTCTCCCTTGTAGCCACATATCGAGCATCGGAGCATGGTTATCCATAGGTGTTATAGTTATTTAGAAAAGAGGTAAAAATGCTTTTATAAATACGATTTACTAAAAATTTCCTGAAAATTTCGAGGAGTGGTGGGCGATGCAAGTTGTAGCTCCACCCCCGTTTTTGGCACCCGTTTAGTCATAGTATATATACCCTACCCAATGGTGCATCTATCGTGCATCAACCGACCCCTTTATAACCTAAACGACTATCCGATAACATGGTGAAACCTAT